TTTACGATATTGAGGCTTCTAGCGAGGCTGAAGCTGAGAAAATAGCTGAAGAGCAAGCTTATGACCACCATAATGGGGAAGTCATAATTGGCACTCAAGCCGTAAACGTAAGCGAGGGATAAGTTATACTGACGAGCTTTTAATAAGCGAAACGCCTAGCGATAGGCGTCTATAACAATTAACAATGCGAGGTAAAAAATGCAAGTAATTAAATTATATCTACCTATGAAAGACAATGATGGTCATGACTTAATGTCTTTACATAATCACTTTATAGCGGACATCAAACAAGTTAGACAAAACGGAAACGTAGCTAGAATATCGGGCTTTACTAGGTTTCAAGCTGAGGGCTTCTGGTTTGACGGTGAGCAAGCTTATAAGGATGATATTAAAATATATGAGTTTCATGTAGAAAATAAACATTTCGGGGACGCTTCCGCATATCTATGGAATCAAGCCTATCAATTATGTAATGATATGAACCAAGAATGTATCTACTTACAGCTTAACAATGATATTGAGTTAGTGAGGTATAAATAATGAGTGACGAGCTAATTATAACAATAATGGGTCACGTCGATAACGTGTTGCTGGCTGTGGGTATCTATTACTCACTAGCTAGCATTGAGCACTACATGGACGCCTATTTTACAAACTACAAAGCGTCACCTCAGGTGTTAGCGTGCATTTCAGGATGTCTAGCTAACACGATAAGTGACGGCGCAGGCTTCCTAGTTACTGGTAGCTGGGAATGGGCTTTGTGGGTCATGCTGGGGTGTCTATCAGGTATGCTAGTTATTCCAGTGCTAGAGTATATTAACAATAAAAAAGTGAGGTAAATTATGAAATATACAGATATGGGTAAAGAAGATATTACTAAATATTCTTATGATGAGTTATCACTAAGAATTATGAATGATGAAGACGCTTATGAGGTGATTACTAAACCAAATGAATTAGTAAAACATGTAAGAGAAAATTATATTTATACTACTAGACAAATGGAAACATTATTGACTGATTGTTGGCACGACTATCAAGAGTCAATTAAATATGTAGAATTTTATTAAACAATAACAACGAGGTAAAACAGTACTACTGATGAGACTTGATTAGTCGAAACCGCCAGCCAGTAATGTGCTGGTGGTCTAGTACAAACAATAACAGCGAGGTAAAACAATGAAGACAGTTAAACACATAGATAAGCCGAATGTATTACGTTCAAGCTTAAAAATAAGTTTATCCGACTATTCAGCACTTAAGTTAATTGATATCTTAGAAATTGGGGGTATTGGTGAATCTAATATCGAGTGTATTAAAGATATTCTAGGGTTAAAGTACAAGCTTTATAAAGCTGAAGACGGTGCTAAAAGTGTAATCCTTGAGATGAAAAACGGTAAGACTAGAGCACTGGGTGAGTTATCTAATAAATTTAACAATTAACAGCGAGGTAAATAATGGTAGACGTAACAAGTCGTAAGTATCTTGAATCGTATTTTACAGATGAGGTTGACTCACCTGAGGATATACAAAATAAGATACTAATGGTCATGAAACAAGACGGTATCATGGAGCGTAATGAAGACGGTAAGATGACTGTATTCAAGAAGCGTCCACTACTGGCTTATCTTCGTATAGCCTTTCCTAATATCAAGCCTAGTGCTATCAATAGACAGCTTAATAATCTGTTTAAGGATGACGTGCTCAAGATATGGGACAAGTACAAAACTAAGCCGTATGTCATCAAGTCTAGGCAGTATGAGTCTAGGATGAGACGTGCGACCAGCAGAGTACAACGTAGTAAGACTGATATGCTCTTTGAGATACTCATGGGAGATGACCCAAGTAAACGCATGAGATATATCACTGACTGTATTGCTAATGGGGTTACACCTGACTTAGATGTATAGGTAGTAACAAGTAAGTATATATAGCTAGGGGAGACAGGGGTTTACACTAATATGGGTACTTTAAACACCTGTTTCCTTATTTAACAATAACATAGCGAGGTATTATAAAAATGATGATAGATAAACACGTTCTAAAACTATTAAAAGAACGCCTAAGAAATAAGAAGCTGAGACGTGTGTTGTCTCACTACGACTACATCAGAGAGTTAGACGGCTCGGATGATTTTCGAGGCTATATGCAACAGAACGAGTTAGACCCTATGTATGACACATACTGTCTACTTAACTTTGGTTATGTGTATCCTATCTACTGGAATACAGGCGAGGGAGAAATAGAAATCTATGACTCACATGACGTAAAGGTAGATGAGAAATACATAACAGGTACTGATAGTAATATTATAGATGAAGCTTTAGAGAACAGACAATTTAGTGGGGAGATAATGGAATGAATATATTTATATTAGACAGACATCCACGTACCTGTGCTCAATATCATTGCGACAAACATGTCGTCAAGATGATACTCGAGACAGCTCAGATGATGTGCACCGTACTCAATGAGGTAGGATATGAGACGCCTTACAAGTCTACTCATCCTAAACATCCATGTACGCTGTGGCTCAAGGAGTCTAGGAATAATTATTTATGGACTAGACAACTAGCTAAGGGACTCAATGCTGAGTACAAGTTACGCTATAACAAGACTGACAATCATAAGTCATGGGACGTTATAAAAAGCTTACCAGCATTACCTAAAGAGTTACCACTTAAGGACTTAACTGACTTTCCACAAGCCATGCCTGACCAGTATAAACATACTGACCCTGTCGTAGCATATCGTACGTACTACAGACAGGACAAGCGGGACTTTGCTACGTGGAAACTAGCAACACCTATATGGTGGAATGACAACACATACACATACTAACAAAGGAGAATAACTATGAGTGAACTAACAATAGAACAATTAAACAGTGACACACCAGCTAATAAATCGCCTGTCGGGTGGAATCCAGTAAGAGAGAGACACTACAAACAATTCTTAAGGACTCTTGACTGGCATGACTTCGGTAAGATTGACGCAGTACGCCGTCACATGTATGAGACTTGGATAACTAAGGGTGTACATCCTAATGACCTAAAGAAACCATATCATGTGGGTAAGAATGAAAAGGACTATGGGTCTGAGTTTTAGGTTTCCTACTTGTAGGACTAAAGTACCCATATAAGATACCAATACACAATTAACCTAAGGAGTATACATGGTAGAGATATTTAAAAATATAAAAGAGTACGCTGATGAGTTAGACCATGAGGCGGAGATGATTAAGCTGGGTAAACAGCGGGTCAATAAGCGTAGGGTCTCTCATGTCCAGCGTGAAGAGGAGTCAGTGACCAGCTATGGTAAAGTCATGGTGGCTAATACCATACGACCACTGGCACAAGCCATACAGGACTATCTTGAATCTAATGCTGACGCTAAGGGTCAGCCTGAGAAAGCTTTTATTAAGCTAAGAGAGATAGAGCCTGAGGTGTCAGCCATGATATGTGCTAAGCATGTCATCAATACTATCACTCAGCATAAGCCATTGACGGCTACGAGTATTGCATTGGGTGGTAAGATTGAGACTGAGACATCTCTTCGTAACTTTAAGAACCTAAACCCTGAGCTGTTTGACGCAGTCAAGAATGACTTAGACAAGCGTTCATGGAACTACGCATACAAGAGACGTAAGCTAAAGGAATCAGCTAAGCGTGACAACGTGGCTATGTGGGAAGAGTGGACTACGGAAGAGAAGCTACACACAGGCATGAGACTCATTGAGTTTATGCAGTCAGCTACAGGTATGATTGAGTTTGGACTTGAGGTTATCAATCGCAAGCGTACTAAGATAATCAAGCAGACAGCTAAGACTAGAGAGTGGATACAAAATAGAAATAACTTTAATGAGCTATTGAATCCTGAGTACCTACCAACTGTCATGCCACCTAGAAACTGGGAGACAGTCACAGGTGGTGGATACTGGACGAAGGAGTTACCTGAACTAGACTTAGTCAAACAAAAGAATAAGTTATTCAAGCGTGAGCTAGAGAACTTTGATATGCCTGAAGTATACAACGCAGTTAACCGTATGCAGTCGACTGGCTTCAGGGTTAACAAGTTTGTACTAGATGTAATGAAGCACGCTTGGGACAATGGTATTGCTATGGGTGGTATGCCACCAATTAAGAACATGGAGATACCTAACAAGCCACATGACATTGACACTAATGAGGAAGCACGTAAGGAGTGGAAGAAACAGGCTGTCATCTGTCACACTGAGAACTCTAGGATGTTTAGTAAGAGATTACTATACGCCAAGATACTATGGGAAGCTGATAAGTTTAAAGATTATGACAACATATACTTTCCCTTGCAGTTAGACTTCAGGGGTAGAGCCTATTGTGTCCCAGCATTTCTAAACTATCAGGGTATCAATGGTGCTAAGGCACTGTTAGATTTTTCTCATGGTAAAGAGATAACCGAAGACAACAGTGGTGGCTTTTGGTTAGCCGTACACGGTGCTAACGTGTGGGGTAATGATAAGATTACTCTCGAACAGAGAGCAGACTGGTCTATGGATACCACCAATATGCAGATGTTTCGTCGCATAGTCCAAGACCCTATCGTCAATCGAGAATGGGAAGAAGCTGACTCGCCTTTTCAATTCCTCGCTTGGTGTAAAGAGTGGGTTGAGTTTCAAGATACAGGCTACGGCTATGTATCACACTTGCCTGTCTCGATAGACGGTAGCTGTAATGGGTTACAGTTATACTCGCTAATGTTACGTGATGAGACAGCTGGTAAGCTGGTCAATGTTGTCCCTAGTGATACACCACAGGACATCTACCAGCTTGTCGCTGACTCAGTAATAGAGAAACTGAAACAAGATAAGCTTGAGGGGAAGCCTTATGCACACGCATGGTTAGAGTATGGAATCAAACGTAGTACCACTAAGCGTAGCATTATGACTATATGCTATGGGTCTACGAGATACTCATGCACTGACTTTGTAGTAGAAGACTTGACCAAGCGTAAAGATAAGGGGGAAGAACACCCGTTCAAGACTGATGTATTCAAGCCAGCTATTTATTTAGCTGGAGTGATATGGGATAGCATTGGAGACAATCTGACATCAGCTCGTATGGGTATGGACTACCTACAAAAGATAGCTAAGGTTGTATCCAAAGAGCAATTACCTATACATTGGATAACACCTGTCGGCTTTCCTGTCTATCAATCTTACCCTGAAATGAAGAGCAAGAGAGTCAAGACCATGTTACTCGGAGAGGTTATCAAACCTAGAGTAAACTATGAGACTGACAAGACAGACAAACTACGTATGAGTAATGGTGTCGCACCTAACTTTGTACACTCACTCGACTCGGCAGCTATGATGAGGACAGTTAACATTGCATATGAAAATGGTATAAGAAACTTTTGTAATGTGCATGATAGCTTCGGAACTACAGCGGCAGATGTAGAGATGTTGAGTAGTGCATTGAAGGAAGCATTTATTCAAACGTTTACAGAAACGGATGTACTTAAAGAGTTTAAGGAAGATGTCAAAGCACAGCTACCAGTGGAACTACATGAAGAGTTACCTGAAGAATTAGATAAGGGTAACTTGGACATTGAGAAGCTGAGAGAGTGTGACTTTTTCTTTGCATAAAGTACCCATATAAGATAATAAACCATAATCAAGGAGATAAAATGGCACAACAACAAAATGAAAAAGTAGTAACACCTATTGGCGTTAGTCAGTATGCGTGGTTAACACAGCCTGATACTCGTTTTGATGAGAATGGACATTATAAAACTAATCTCATCTTAAAAACTGAGGACGCTGGAGATTTAATGCAACGCATTGATAAAGCTTTGGAAACTTCTAAGGACATAGCTCAAGAAAAAGCTAAGGGTAAGAAGATTAAACAAGCTGACGCACCTTACTTTGAAGAAGTAGATGAAGCTGGTAATCCAACTGGTAACACTATCTTTAAATTCAAATGCAAAGCACAGATAGTATCTAAGGACGGCACAATCATACCTAACAAGGTTGCATTGTTTGACGCTAAGGGTACGCCAATGCCTAAAGATGTGAACGTATGGTCAGGCAGTGAGATGAAAGTCTCAGCTGAATTGATACCGTACTACACAGCTATGGTTGGTGCTGGTGTTTCTATGAGATTGAGAGCAGTACAAATAATCAAACTAGTAGAAGGCGGTGGCGGTAATGCTAAAGGCTTTGGGTTTGATGAAACAGATGGCTACGAACATCAGGAGACACAAGTTAAAGATGACATGGAGAGCACGACTGAAACGGAAACCTCTGACTTCTAAAAAAGTCGGACTTGTTTACGGCTTCAGGTCAGGACTTGAAGAACGTATTGCTGGGGAACTTAGAAGTGAGAGTGTTAGTTACGAGTTTGAAGAAACTAAATTAAAATATACTAAACCTGAGAAGCTACATACTTACACACCTGACTTCTATCTTCCTGAGCAAGACATATTCATTGAGACTAAGGGATTGTTTACGACAGCAGATAGACAAAAAATGAAACTAATTAAGGAACAGTATCCTAAACTGGATATTAGATTCTTATTCAGCAATGCTAAAGCCAAGATAAATAAACGGAGTAAGACCACGTATGGTATGTGGTGTGAAAAGTATGGCTTCAAGTATGCTACTAAACATATTCCAAAGGAATGGCTATGCGAAATCAAAGGAAAGAAACCAAGTACATAGTAGTCTGTTGTTCTAATACTGCACCGAATACAGACTGGGGCAGCAGAGAGATGGACATAGAAGGACGCAAGGAAGGGTTACTCGAAGGTGGCTTTCATAAAATAATAAGAAGAGATGGCACAGTAGAAGACGGTAGAGATATTGATTCAGCTGGTGGCTTCTTACATTACAATATGAACAGAGCCAAACACCAACCAACCAATAAAAATTCTATAGGAATTGTGTTAGTGGGTGGTAATAAAGAGGACGGCACATCCGACTGTAACTACACTCTTGAACAATTTAAAGCATTGAAGTGGACAGTAGATGATTTAAAGATGGAATACCCTGACGTTATAGAAGTCATGGGACACAGAGACATTTTTCATACAAGTGAACCTAACTTTAATGTACAAGAATTATTAAAATAAAATGGAGAAAAAATTTATGGACGCAAATCAAAAAAGAAAATCGAAATACACACAAGTAGTAGTAACACATGAAGTAAAGAGTATGCTAGAAGCTATCACTAAAGAAACATTTAGAAGTGGGTCAGGTGAGGTGGCGTTCTTAGTACACCAAGCTTACAAAAAACTACAAGATAGAAAGCCATACGATTAAGTACCCCTATAAGAATGGAACAAAATGAAAGCACATTTCTACACCATGCACCATGTTCGTCGTGTGGGTCTAAGGATAACTTAGCCGTATACACTGATGGACACA